CGTCGCCAATCGGAGATTGACCGGGACTATTTCGACGGCAAGCAATGGACCGCCGAGGAGCGTAACGAGCTAGCCAAGCGCAAGCAGCCCGACAACGTGTTCAACCGCATCCGTCCTGCCGTTGAGGGCGTGATTGGCGTTATCGACCAGGGGCAGGCTGATCCGAAGGCCTGGCCGCGCAATCCGGGCGATGAGCAGGCCGCCGAAGTCGTCACCAAGACGCTGCGCTATGCCGAGGACAAGGCCCGCCTCGACCGGACCAAGATGGACTGCGCTGAGCAGTTCTACGTCGAAGGCACGTGCGCGGTTATCGTTGAGGTTGACGAGCGCCGGGACATCATGCCGGCTCAGGTCCGGTTTGAAGAGTTCTTCTACGACCCGCGTTCGCGCCGCAAGGACTTCAAGGACGCCCGCTATATGGGCATCGCGAAGTGGCGCTGGGCTGACGACGTAGTTGCCGAGTATCCCGACGCGGAACAGGGCATCAAGCTGTCCCTGGCCGGCGCTGCGATGGGCGACCAGTCGTTTCAGGACAAGCCCACCGAAGGCGCGCAGGCGAACGTCGAGTGGGTCGATGGCAAGCGTCGTCGGGTGATGGTGGTTGAGCTTTACCACCTTGAAGGCCGCGTCTGGCAGCGTTGCGTCTTCCACTCGGGCGGGACGCTGGAATATGGCGTCAGCCCGTACCTCGACATGTACAAGCAGCCCAAGTGCCCGATTGAGGCGGTGAGCTGCTACGTGGACCGCGACAACGCCCGTTACGGCAAGGTCCGTGACATGCGCGGGCCGCAAGACGAGATCAACAAGCGCCGCTCCAAGCTGCTGCACATGATCTCGGTGTCGCAGATTCAGGCCGTGGACCCGTCAGCGCAGGACGTGGACGCTGACACGGCCCGGAAGGAAGCGGCTAGGCCGGATGGTGTGATCCCGTTCGGCTGGCAGAAGGTCAGCACGGCGGACGTTGCGTCGGGTCAGGCCAACTTGCTGACCGAGGCCAAGGCCGAAATCGAGCGCATGGGACCGAACCCCGCCATCCTCGGACGGCAGGGCGAGGGGCAATCGGGCAGGGCGAACCTTGTCCGTCAACAGGCCGGGATGACCGAGCTTGCCCCGTCGATGGGCGTGTTCGATGACTGGATGCTGCGGGTTTATCGCGCCATGTGGGAGTGCGCGCGGCAGTTCTGGACGGCTCCCATGTTCATCCGCGTCACGGATGACGAGGGCTCCCCGGAGTTCATCGGCATCAACCAGCCGCCGAGCAAGCCGGGACCGGACGGCCAGCCGATGCAGGGTCAGCCGATGGCCGATCCGAACGCGCAACCTGGTCCCGATGGTCAGCCGCCGCAGATGATGCAGCAGGGCAAGCCCGCGTTCGTGTTCCCGGACGGCTCGATGGTGCTGGGCTACGAGAACAGCGTCGCCGAGATGGACGTGGACATCACGCTGGAGACGACGCCCGACACGGCGAACGTCCAGCAAGAGCAGTTCATGGCCTTGGTGGAGCTAGCCAAGTCCGGGGTGCAAATCCCGCCGCAAATCCTGCTGAAAGCCTCGTCCCTCCCTGAGAAGCAAAAGCTTCTGGAAGAGATGAAGACGATGGCCGAACAGCCCGACCCACAAGCCGAGATGAAATCGAAGATCGCCATTCGTGGCGCCATCTCGGAAATCGAGAACACGGAAAGCTCCACGGCGCTCAATCTCGCCAAGGCGCAATCCGAGGGCATGAAGCCTGAGATAGAAGCCTACAAGCTCGCTCATCAGGTCAATGCCGCCCCGCCGCCGGGGGACTTTCCGGGCGCATCGCCATTCGCTGGGGCGTGATCCAGACGACAGGCCGCCGCTGAACGGGCGATCCGGGCCGCCGACGTAACGGGCGAGGGTGAACATGGACAATCTGGACTTTCTTGACGGGCCTACGCCCGAGCAAACCGCTGCGCCTGAGCAGGCTCCCGAGCCTGTAGCCGTAGAGGCCCCGCAACCGTCCACGGACGGCCCTCCGCGTGGCCCCGATGGCAAGTTCGCGCCCAAGGCTCCGGTTGAAGCGGCTCCTGCCGTTGCAGCCGAACCGCAAGCCCCGGCAACCCCGCCGGAAGCGGCTCCCCAGCCCCAAGCGCCCGCACCCCACACGCCGCCTGACGGGTTCGTCCCGATTGGCGTTGTGCAGGCCATGCGGGAAGAACTGAACGCGCTGAAGCGTCAGCCGCAGCAACCGCCACAGCCTGCCCCGGACCCTTACGAGGACTTCGAGGCGTACCAGGCGCATCAGGAAAACCAGCAGGCGTTAGAGCGGGCCGAGTGGTCCCGCCAACTGGCTGAAGTGAAGTACGACCCGGAGACGGTTTCCAAGGCTCAGGAATGGGCTGCGGGACGGTTCGACGCGGACCCGGCCTTCCGCCAGCGTGCGCTGTCCACACGCGACCCCTACGGCTTCGCCATCGAGGAGTACCAGCGCGATCAAGCGTTGTCGCTCCTGTCTGACCCGAGGCTGCTTGAACAGTTCCGCGCTTGGCAGTCGGGCAATGCCCCGATGCCCACGTCGTCCGCGCCGATGTCGGTCGCGGCTCCCCCACAACCGCCAACGCCTCCCCGTTCCCTCGCCTCCGCACCCAATGCGGGCGGCGGCAAACCCGGCATCACGTCGGTCGGGCCGGGGGATGCGTTCGCCTCCGTTTTTGGAACCTAACCAATGGCTGAAGTCGCCCTCAATTCGTCTCTTGAAAAGTCCGTTTGGCTCAAGAGCTATTTCGCCGAGTACGTCCGCGCCTCGGGCTTCAAGCCCTACATGGGCCGTGGCGATGGCTCGATCATCATTGCCAAGTACGAGCTTCAGGAAGAAGCCGGCAAGACCATCAACATTCCGCTCATCACCCGCCTGAGTTCGGCGGGCGTGACCGGCTCGACCGTGCTGGACGGCAACGAGGAAGAACTGGGCAACTACAATTGCTCGCTCTCCGTCGATTGGCGCCGGAACGGTGTCCGCGTTCCCAAGTCCACCTCGTACAAGACCGAGATCGACCTGTTCGGCGCGGCCAAGACCATGCTGAAGCAATGGGAAGCCGAGCAGCTTCGCGACGACATCATCAAGGCGATGCTGTCCGTGGTGACGACCGGTGACACGACCGTCAACATGGCCGACACTACGGTTGCCAACCGCAACGCCTACAACGCAGCCAACTCTGACCGCCTGCTGTTCGGCAAGCTGGTGTCCAACTACTCGGCCACCTGGGCGACCGCTGTCGGCAACCTCGACACCACGGACGACAAATGCACCGTGGCGGCCATGTCGCTGATGAAGCGCATCGCCAAGCTTGCGGACCCGCATATCCGCCCGTTCAACACGGAAGATGGTCGCGAGTACTACGTCGCGTTCCACGGCTCGCGGACCTTCCGCGACCTGAAGGCCGACACCACCATGACGGCGGCCAACCGTGAAGCCCGCGCCCGCGACGTTGGGTCGAACCCGCTCTTCCAAGACGGCGACCTGATCTATGACGGCGTGATCCACCGCGAAGTCCCGGAGATCGACGCCATCGCCGCCAACGGGGGCGCTGCCTACACGATGAACAGCATCGGCAACTCGTCTGCGGACGTGCGCCCGGTGTTCCTCTGCGGTCAACAGGCCGTGGGCATCGCGTGGGGCCAAGAGCCGACCATGCGGACTGATCTGGTGAAGGACTACTCCTTCCGTCCGGGCGTCGCCGTGGAAGAGCTGCTGAAGGTCAAGAAGCTGGCCTTCAATGGCAAGCAGCACGGCATGGTCACCGGCTACTTCGCCGCCGCGTCGGACTCGTAACCCCCACAACCCCTGACATGAGCGAGCGGGCGTCCTTCGGGGCGTCCGCAGCTTAGGAGCATCATCACATGGCTACTCTTACGGCGGCTCGCGCCGCGTCCACCTTCCCCGTTGGCGGCTTCGCTGGCGCGGGCGTTCTGAACGTCGCCTATGGCACCTACACGCTGGCGGCCAACCCGACGATTGCGGACGTGATCCAGTTCTGCAAACTGCCGGCTGGCGCTGTGGTCATCGGTGGCTTCCTGCGCGGTGACGACATCGACACCGGCACGGAAACGCTGGACATCGACATCGGCTGGGCCGCGAACGGCGGCTCCGGCGTTGGCGCCACGGCTGACCCGGACGGCTTCGGCAACTTCGGCGTCATCACTGGCGACGTTGTGACCGAACTCAAGCCGGAAGTGTCGATCTTCCTGCCCCTCAACGGCACCCTGAAGTCGGGTCCGGTGTCCTTCGACGCCGAGACGATGGTTCAGGGCGTGGTCAACGCCGCCGCAGCCGCTGGCGGCACGGGCGTTCTGTGGCTTCAGGTCTGGTATCTCCTGAACAGCTAGTTCCTCCCTGACTTGGGGCCGCTCTTGACCGGGCGGCCCCGCCTTTTTGGAGGCGAGCATGGCGACCTGTCTTGAAATCATCGAAGGCGCGGCCCTGGAGTTGGGAGCCCGCACGCTTGGCGACACGCTGGGAGCGACGGAAGCCTCACGCGGCCTTGTGGTGCTTCAGGCCATGTACCGCGAAGCCGTGGACAAGGGCGTGTTTGGCCGGGTGGAAGACTATCTGGCGACCGGCGCTTACGAGGCCGAAGAACAGCAGCGGGTCTATTCCGCAGGCTACACCATCACCATTCCGACCTCGATTGATGACGAGTTTACCGGCGAGGCCCGCCGACCGCTCGACCTCTCGATGATCCAGGTGGTGAACGACGGGTCCGACCCGCAGATCAGCATTTACGACGCCCACCTTGGCGATTGGGTCCGCCTTGACGGCCTGACCCTGACCAGTGAGGCCCCCTTCAGCGCCCGAAGCCGTCACGGCCTTGAGTGTGCGCTAGCCCGCCGTCTGGCCGGGACGTTCCGCAAGGCGGTTCCTGACTCGACCGCAGGCTATGCGGCGGGTCTGGCGAGCATCTTCTCCAGTCACCTTTCCGCGCCGCGCACGACGACGGCGACAGAGTACTACTGAGGAACCCCCATGGCAGACACCGACATCTATTCGGCAAGGCAAGGCCGCGCCGTCACCCCGACCGATAACACCGCCATTCCCGTGACCCGCGCCCTGTGGGTCGGTGGCGCGGGTAATCTGGTGCTGAAGTTCGCGGACGTGGTTGACGTGACCACAGCGGGCAACACCGTGACGATTACGGGTGTTCCGGCTGGAACGCTGCTGCCGTTCGCGGTGAAGTGCGTCAACTCGGGCAGCACGACCGCCACAAGTATCGTCGCCCTCTACTAGTGCGCCCGACCTTCCTGCCCCGGCGTCTGATCCAGATAGACGCCCGATATGACGCGGTGCTGGCCGAAGGCTTCCCCGTTGTCCTGGGTGGGAACAACGAAACCCTCCAGCTCGCCCGCGACGTGGACCGGACCAACTGGCTAACCCTGCTGGGCATCTGTGACGAGGCGATGGCGGCGGATATGGGTGACGTGACCATGCCGGCCAAGGTCCAGTGCACCTCGGGCAATGAGTACGAGATGACCTTCGCCGAGGCGGGCTGGATGATCCGCGAGCTTCGGGCGTGGGGCATTTCCGCCGATGCCAACTGGCGGCGAATGGTGAAGCTGGCGAAGGCCGCGCGCAATGACGACGAGCTGCGCGCAATCGACCTCTCGGAAGGGTGGCCCTGAATGGAAGCGGCGATCAGTTTCGGAGCCTATCAGCGCACCGGCAACCCGACCCTTGCGGCCCTCAACTGCTATGCGGAGGAGTATCCCTCGGCGGGCGGCAAGCGGCTGCAAATGCGGGCTAGGGCTGGCCTTGCCACGTTCAAGACGGTCGGTGACGGGCCGATCCGCGCGGCGCAGCAGAAGGACGGCATCTTCGACGGCGCGGCGGTCATTGTCTCGGGAACGGGCGTGTTTCAGCTTGCCTCGGATGGCGCGCTGACGACGCTGACCGGCACAATCCCCGGCGATGACTTCGTTGATCTCGACAGCGGGCAGGACGCCGACCTTGTGTCGATGGCCTACGGGGCGACGGGTGAAGGGCTCTACCTCATCCAGAACGGCACCGTCAGCCGTGAAGCCTTCCCCGACGCCTCCGATGACGTGGGCGCTACGTCCGTCTGCTATCACCGTGGGTTCTGGATTGCGACGAAGGCGGGGACTGAGCAGGCTTACGTCAAAATCCCCGGTGACACGACGTGGGCGGCGCTTTCTTTCCAATCCGCCGAGTACAAGCCTGACCCGCTGAAGGGCGTCCGGTCGCGCGGCGATCAGGTCGGGATGCTGGGGTCATCATCCTTTGAAGTCTTCGCCCTCTCCGGTGTGGCTGACCCGCCGCTCTCGCCGTATGGCGGGTTGGTCTATGACCACGGCTGCCGATCCATCGCGACGGCGGTGAACTGCGACAGCACGTTGGTCTATGTGGACAACCGCTGCCAGGTCCGCGCGTGGGCGGGTGGCGAGCCTCAGATTGTCAGCGGCCCCGGCCTTGCGGAACAGATCAGGGGCGTTGCGGCCTCCGACCTCCGCGCGTGGACCTACTCGGCAGACGGTCATGTGTTCTACGTCCTGACGCTGGGCTCTGTCGCGACGTGGGTTTTCGACCTGAACGGGTCGGGTGAGAAGTGGACGACGTTCAACAGCCTCGGTTACGACTTCTGGCGTGCCCACCTCGGCTGCTCCATCGGCGACGTGACGCTGGCCTGTGACCGCATCGACGCCACGGTCTACCGCCTTGACCCTGACCGCAGGACGGACGGAAGCACGCAATTCGCCGTCAAGTTCTGCGCGATGATCGAGGGGCAAGACCAGGCCATCCCGCTCGATAACGCGGCGCTGCTGTGTGACCTCGGCGACGTTCCCCGGTCGGGTCAGGGTTCGGCCCCGCTGATCTCGCTCGCCATCTCCCGCAACCAGGGCAAGACGTTTGGGGCGGCTATGGAACGGCCCCTGGCTGTCACGGGTGACTTCACCTCGGTTCCGACGTGGAACGCGCTAGGCGAGGTTCCCCGGTTCCTTGGGGCGATCCTGCTGTTCACGGTGGCCGATCCGGTGGGGCGCATCTTCAAGCGCGTCTTCATCAACGCCCAATGAGCGCGAATTACGACGCGGTGCTGTGGTTGCCCGGTGGCAAGCCTTCGCCGCTGCTGCTGGGCTTCTGGAGGGCGCGTGACCCCAACCAGCCGCTACAGGCCAGCGTCCCGCTTCTGGAAGCCGACCTGACCGCGAACCTGTCGTTCCAACGGGCGTGGCGGGCGGCTTTCCCATCCCGAGGCCCACTCCCGACCGAACCCGTGGCGACGCGGAATGGCCGGGGGACGGTGGAGTTCTGGAAGGCCTTCGATTGATCCATTCCGAGGAACCGCGATAATGTCCCTGCTGTCTCTGGTTGGTCCCGTCATTGGGGCGGTGACTTCGGTTATCGGCGGAAATTCCGCCAAAAAGGCCAATAGCAGGGCTATTGCTGCCCAGAACGCTGCGACCGACAAGCAGATTGCGGTTCAGCAGGCCAACCTTGACCGCATCCAAGGCCTTCAGCAGCCCTTCATCAACGTCGGCTACTCGGCCCTCGACAAGATCGCCGCCAAGTACGGCCTGCCCACGTCCAGCGGTCAGCCGGCCACGCCCGCGCGCACGTCGTCCTATCGCTCGCCCACGTACAATCCCGCAGCAAACCAGCCCGTCACCTCGCGTGCGCCGCTGGTGCAGCCCTACGACCCGACTGGAGGTGTCCGACGTGACCCGCCTCCGGGGGCTCTGACGGGCGCTCCGCTCGGTGGCGTTGATCCAGGCAAAGCTGCGGCTCGCACGGACGGTGGCTCGGCTTACGCGGGAACGCCCGACCCTTCGTCCTACGCCTCCGACACCTTTGCAGCCAACGGCGGCAGCAACGCGGCTGTGGGCAACGCGGGCGCTGACACCATCGGCGGCGACGGTCCCGACTGGGGCGCTTACCTCAACACCAACCCCGACGTGGCCGGTGAGTTTGAGCGTCTGAACAGCACGCCGGAAGGCCAAGCGACGCTTCAGGCCAACGGCATTACGTCCCCCGAAGATTTCGCCTCTCACCACTACGCCACGGCAGGTCAGGCCGAGGGCAGGGCGGTCACGCAGTACGCGCCCGAACAGGCTCCGCAAGCCCCCGCCGAACCGGGCCGTCCGACCTTTGAGACGCCGCAATACACCCGCCCTGACCAGCCTGTGTGGCAGGACATGGGCAACGGGCCGTCCTCGGCGGATTACCTCGACCCGTCCAAGTTTACCACGTCCCCCGGCTATCAATTCCGGCTCAACGAGGGCAACCGCAACCTCAACGCCTCCTATGGCGCCAAGGGCCTGCTGAAGTCGGGCGGGGCGATCAAGGGCTTTACCGACTACAATCAAGGCATGGCGTCGAGTGAGTTCGACAAGTGGTTCCAGCAGGGCCTTCAGCGCCTCAACTCGGATCGCGGTCAGTTCAACGCCGACCGGCAAGCGAACTTCAACATCTTCAACACGAACCGCCAGAACACGAACGCCAACTTTGACACGGATCGGGCGGTCGGGCTGACGCAGTTCAACAACGACCGCAGCTTCACGAACAACAACTTCGAGAATGACCGGACGTTCAACACGAACCGTGAAGACACCGCGACCAACAACCTTTTCCGGCTGACCGGGATCGGCACCGATGCGGCGTCCTCGGTCGGCGGGGCCAGCACGAACGCGGCCAACAACGCCACCAACATCTACGGCCAGCAAGGCGACAACAACGCCAGCCGGGCGCTGGCGAATGGTGCTGCGAACGGCGCAACGATCAACGCCATTGGCGGGGCGGCGTCCAACATCTTCAGCCGGTACGCCAACGGGGGCGTCGGGGCTTCTGGCGGTGCTGGCGGAACCACGGTCGGAAGCGCCTGGGACAACTACACGGGTGGCGGGTTTGTGCAGCCAACGAGCGCTAACTTCGTCAACCGTGGCATCTCGGGAGTTAACTTCTGATGGGTGTCAACATCTTCAACGCCACGATGGACACGCTGGACAACAACCAGCGGACCTACGACGCCTCGTACAACCGCACCGACAAGGCGTTCAAGGACGTGGCCGCACGTCGGGCCGGAGCCGCTCTAGCCGCTGGCGACCGTCAGGGCGCGATGCAGGCCATGGGCGCGGAGGGCGAGCTAGACGCCGTTCGCCAAATGCAACTCGACCAGGCGCGCGAGGATCAGCAGGCGTACCTGAACAAGCGCCAGACCGGCCTCGACGCCGACAAGAAGCGCGCTGATCTCGGCGCTGCGCTGCAAGAGGCCTTCCAGCACGTCGCCACGCTGAAGACCCCGCAGGAACGCCGCGAGGCCATGAAGCATCCCGTCTGGCAAATCGCAGGCATCAAGCCGGAAATGGTGGACGCGCTTCCCGATAGCGACTTCTCCGACGCTGGCGTTGCCCAATTCCGAGAGGCGCTGAAGTACACGTTCCACAACCTCGGCGGCGGCGGCATCGCCCGTTCGGACAACCGGGGCAATTTCGAGACGATGCGCGAACCGACAGAGAAAGCCCCGCCCGGCTTTGAGTTCGGCCCCGATGGGAGCCTGAACCCGATCCCCGGCTACGTGGCGGGCCGCGCGCAGATTGCGGGGGCTACTCGCGCGCCGCCTAGGCCCCGCGCCGGCGGGGGCGGCTCTGCCGCGCCTGCGGATGGCGGAGTTTACACCGGCCCTGTCACTTGGGGAGGTTCCAAGTAATGCCCAAAGAAGGTGATATCGGCACCACGCCGGACGGCAAAAAGGTCATCTACATGGATGGCGCAGTCCGCTTCATGGACGCGGGCGGCTTCGCTCATATGGGCGACGGCTACCGGAAGGACATGCAGGGGCGGGTCTATTATCCCGACAAGAACGGCAAGCCTTCTCAGGTTGGCGGACCGACTGATGGGCAGATTACGGACGCCTACAAGTCAAACAACACGTTCAACAACGCGCTGGCTTCGCTTGATCGCGTGGACACCATCGCCACGACCAAGAAGCCGAAACAAGGCCCGCTTGGCAAGTACATAGCCAACCAGAACGATTTCGCGCAACTTCAGGCAGCGGTGAAAGATTATCAGATTCAGATGAAGGAGGCCTACAATCTAGGCGCCATCACTGGGCCTGACATGCAGTTCATTGATGCGATGGCGACCGATCCCAAAAGCCTGGAGGCGGCGTATCTCAGCGGAACGCTCCGCACAAAGCTGACCGAAGTAGCCCACGCCCTCGGCACCCGCTCGCGCAACAATCGCGACAGCTTCGGTGGCCTTGGTGGTCGGTCTGTTGCCATGCCGAACATCTACCGTTCGCCAAGGTCCACTTACTCGGCGGACGAGTGGGGAACTGAAGCGCGCGTTCCTGCCCCGGTCTATGGCGGCGAGGCTGGCGCTCGCCGTACAGCCGCCCCCGCCCGTCCCGGTGTTGCGCCTGCCACCAAAAAAGAACTTCACTACGACGCACAAGGACGCCTTGTCCGATGATTGTTGCGAAAGCCGCTGACGGCACCGTTCACAACTTCCCCGACAACACCCCGCAAGGTGTGGTCGATAAGGTTATGCGTGAATATACGCAGCGTTCTGCTCCAGGCTATGCAAAGGCGCGTGAGCGGCTGAAGACAGAAGACGCGCGCTCAAAGCCGCCCATGGGTCTGCCGAACCTCTCCAGCTTTGGTCGGCGTGTTGCCGGAACAACTGGCGCGGCGGATGAAGTTGGCGGGGCGGTGCGCTTCGGCCTGCAAGCGGGGGAGAACATCTTTCGTCGCGTTACTGGCCAGCCCATCGAAACGACCGCTCCGCAAGCCTATCTCGCTGCGGCTGACAGCGAGAAAGAGTGGCAAGACAACTACGCCAAGGAACACCCGGTTGCGAACGTCTTCGCCAACGTCGCCGGCATTGCCGCGACGGGCCGTCCGACCGGCGCAGCCGCCATCCGCAACCCCTTCCGCGCTGGTGCGGCTGTGGCCGCTCAGAACGCGCCCTTCGCCTATGCGCGTCAGGAGGGAACGGTAGGCGAGCGGCTTCCGGGGACTCTGGCGGAAAGCGCCGTGGCGTTCGGCACCGGGTCTGCGCTGACGGCTGGCGGGAACGCGCTCACCCGCCGCGCTGCTGCGGCTCGTGCCGCGCCACCCACGCCCGCCCGTCGCCTGTCTCAGCAAGGCGTTGAACTGACCCCAGGTCAGATGGCCGGCGGTGTCATCCAGCGCGCTGAAGATGCGGCGACCAGCATCCCCGTTATCGGAGACTCGATCCGTGGCGCCCGCGTTCGCGGCCTGGAGTCGTTCAACCGGGCGGCGCTGGATCGCTCGCTTGCCCCCATCGGCGCAACATTGCCGAATGGCGTAGCTGTTGGCCGCGACGGGCTCCGCGAAGCCGAGCAGGCTATCAGCACTCACTACAATACCGCCCTTCAACGCGTCCAAGTGGCTCCTGACGCCCAATACGTCGGGGAACTGACGGCGGTTGAGCAAACCCCGAACCTCACGGCGGCGCAGCGCGAAACTCTCGGAACTATCGTCGCAGACCTTCGCTCGCGCTTTGGTCAGGCGATTGCGGGGCGTGACTGGAAGGTGTTGGATTCCGACCTCGGCAAAGCCATCCGCGCCGCAGAGAACGCCAGCCAGAACCAGCCGGGCGGCCAGGCGCTAACCCGCGCGCTTGAGCGTCTGAAGGCGGCTCACGTTGATCTTCTGGGCCGCACCGATCCTGCCGTAATGGCGGCGGTGAGGCAGGGCGATGAGGCGACGGCAAACCTCGTCCGTATCCGTCAGGCCTCGCAATACACCGGCTCCAGCGCTCGCAACGGCGTGTTCTCGCCTGCCGACCTAAACCGCTCCGTGCAGGGGATGGACACCAGCGCCGGGAACCGGGCCTTCGCTCGCGGTGACGCGATGATGCAAGACCTGACGGACCCCGCCATGCAGACGCTTCCGGCAACCGTTCCCGACAGTGGAACCGCTTTGCGTTCGCTGTTCACGGCTGGCGGGGCCGGCCTTGGACTTGGCGCGCTTGGCACCAGCCCTGAAGCGTTGGCGATGGCGGGCGGGGCGGCGGCCACGGTCGCGGCGGGCTACAGCGCGCCAGCCCAGCGGCTTCTCAATACGATCTATCGGGCTCATACCCCTGGGATGGCTCGGGAAGCACTCGCGCAGTTAGCTCAACTGGCGGCCCGCGATCCGGCTCTAGTCCCTGCATATACTGAAGCAGCTCGCGCTCTCGGCGTTCCGCTTGCAGGTAACGGCGGTCGGCCAGCCCCGCAATAATTCCAACCAAGACCCACGATGCCGTGAGCGCCCACGCATGAGCGCCTAGCAGGACCGTGACCACGACCGCCGCCATCGCAAGCGGCAACACCGGGAAATTCATCCCCCATCCCTACCACACTTTCGCGAGGGCCTGAATGGCAACTCTGGAAGACGGCATCATCCGTGTCGTTGACGCCGCTGGCGTTCCGATCAACGGCGGAAAGCTGCGTATCTACAACACCGGCACAACCACGCTTTCAACGGTGTGGGCGAACGCGGCCCTTTCGACCCCGCTGACAAACCCCGTTGTCGCGGACAGCGCAGGCCGGTTGCCGCAAATCTTCGGGGCTGACGGGCTTGTCGTGGACTGCAAGATGCTCACGGCGGCTAACGTCGAACTGAGCGATACGGCCTTCACCAAGTCCTTCAGCGGCGACACGTCGGGCGACATATACCGAGACTTCACCTCGGCCCGGTTCCAGATCACCAAGATTGCGGGCGAGGTGGAGATTGAGGCGGGCGACCCGACCGGGGATGACGTGGGCGGGACCATGCGCCTTGGCGGGTGGGAAAACACCCAGGCTGACCAGATCGAACTAGACGGCGCTCTCGTCAACGTCACCGGCAAGCTGAAGGAAAACAGCAAGAAGCTGGATGGCGTCGTCTACACGGCCCGCACGTCCTTTTCCGGCGCCACGGTGGATATCACCCTGCCCAACGATCCGACCGGATGCCTGGCGTGGGAGATCGACTTCTGGGACGTGATTACCTCGGGTTCGGCTTCCCTCCAGGCTCGCCTAGCATATGCGGGGGGTGCGATAAAATCCGGGGCCACCGACTACGCATGGACGCAGCAGGCGGACGACGGGGCGACGGCTGCGGCGTTTTCCTCGCGTGACCAGTCAGACGCGCAGATCGTCCTGAACTACGCCATCTCGGGTTCTGCGACTTTCCCCATGTCGGGCAAGCTGATCGTCACCACGTCCTCGACCGGCAACACGACGGTCTACGGGATGGTGGCGGGTTCTGGTGGCACCTATCCGCAGACGGGCCACTTCACCGGCTTTGGCCTCAACACCTACGGCGTTGCGTCCACGCTGCGACTGCTGCTGAACGCGGGCTCCTTCACGTCTGGATACTACCGCGTGAAACCACTTCGCGGGTGGGGGGAAACCTGAGCATGAACCTTGCTGGACTGTCCCTGAGCCTTACGACCCCGCGTGGGGGTGGGGTTGTCTCGACCGCCTACACCGGCTTCGTCGCGACCCGCTGCGGCTTCTGCAACATCAAGAGCGCCGCCAACAAGCAGATCATGAGCCGGTCGCCGCATGTCGCGACGGACAGCATCACGGCTTTGCGGATCGCGCTGGCGAACTTCATCATCACCAACTCGTCGGACATTGAGAGCGGCAATGGCGCATCCACGGACGTCGTCGCCTATGTCGAGTACCCCGCCGCGACCTTGACGCCGATCCTGTGGGGCGGATCGGCCACCGGCACGCTGGCGTCAGTGCCATCGGGCGGGCCGACAACGGAGGTCGGCGTGACGATCTCCGACCTCACGTCGGTCACGATCCCGCTCGGCGCGACGTTCTGGATCCGGGTGCTGACCACGAACGCCGTGGGCATCCTCTACCAGAACGGGGCCGGGTTCCGCGACGCCGCGAACGGCGCCCTGCTCAAAATCCAGAACGCCACCACCTGGACCTCGACGGACCTGCAAGGGACAATCACCCAGAGCGTCGCCAACACCTCCTACGCCCCCGCCGCCATCATCGGCACCACCACCAAGGGCTCGGTGGCGATGCTGGGCGACTCCATCATGTTCGGCTATGGTGACACCGACGTTGTAGACCGCCGCATGGGGATGGTCGGCAAGGCGCTGCCTGCCGATACCGTGGCTTTCGTCAACCTGTCGGGCGGTGGCGCGCGTTCGGATACGGCCCTGTCTCGGGCCATCGGGCGGTCGCTCCTGCTGCCGTATTGCTCATCGTTCTTCAGCAACCTCGGCGTCAATGACAGCGGCCTTTCGGCGGCGACGACCAAGGCCAATCTGGAGACCATCGCGACCGGCGTGAACAGCGTCACGGGCGTCGGCCTGCGGTCGGCGACGAAGAAGTACGCCGTCACCATCACGCCGCGCGGGGCATCCTCGACCGATGGCTGGACGACGGTGGCGAACCAGACCTCCCACGGCTCCAACGGCACCTACCAGGCCGTGAGCGACTACATGCGCGCGACCCTGACCGGCTACACCGGATTCTGCGAAGTGACGCGCGGGGTGCTGGAAAGCTCGCTCAACAGCGGCAAGTGGATTTGCACGCCGACGCCGCCCTACACCGGCGACGGTCTGCACCCGAACGCGGCGGGCTACACGCTGGCGGCTCCGGCCATCACCTCCGACACCTACGCCGACCCGACGTAATGCTTACCCCCGCCACCTTCCCCGACGCCCTGAAGGCCGCCACGGCGGGTTCTGTCCTCGAATTGGGACCGGGGGCTTACGGCAACCTCGTCATCTACAACCGGACGTTCCCCGACCGGCTGACGATCAAGGCCGCTGATCCCGAGGCCCCGCCGTACTTCAACATGGTCCTAATCCGAGGGACCGTGGGGGTGTCGCTGGAGGGTGTGGCGGTTGCCTTCCAGCCCACGGCGATGACGCGGGAAAATCAGAACATCGTCTTCCTTGACGGGTGCAAGCAGGTCACCGTTTCGGCCTGCCAGATCAGTTCCGGCATGGCTGTGAACGGTATCCCCGAGACGGCCACGGTGGCAGACGCGTCGGGGAACGTCCTCGGATGGCCCGTGGGGCGCGCGGTCTATATCCAACTGTGCGACGGGGTAGAAATCTCCGACTGCACGATCTGGAATGTGCAGCGAGCCATCGCGTTCTACAAGGCCCTGAACGTCAGCGTCCTGCGGAACATCATCCGCAACTTTCGCCGCACCGCCATCCTCGGCGATTGCAGCAACCTGCTGATCGAAGGCAACGAGCTGGGGCCGTCGAAGCCCTGGCGCTGGGGCCAAACGCCCATCGGCGACCACGGGGACTATATCGCCCTGTTCCTCCCCACGGGCCGCCCGCTGATGACCAACGTGCGCATCGTGGACAACATCACGTTCAACGTCCCCGAGGTCGCTATTCTCGGGGTAACGCTGTCGGGTATCGACGGCTTTGAGGTGCTGACCAACCTGATCGAAGGTTGCGACCACCAGGGCATCGTCATCACGGCTGCGAACGGGATTGTCAGCGGTAACGTCCTGCCGGGTCGGGGCGGCATCCTGATCCGCTCTCCGTCGTCTGAAATCCACGTCTCCGACAACCTGGCCGCGTTCGTTGAAGACCGGCTGAAGGGCTCGACGGGCAACACCATCACAGCCCCTCGCAAGCTGGTGTCTGACCGGCGCATGGCTGGCGGACGCCGCGTGATCCAGACCACCACCTGACCGAAACGGCCCGCTCGGTGTCTAGCACACACCGAGCGGACCCGACCCCGCATGGACAGAGCCGGCGGCTCATAGGTTCACGACGGGCAACAAACCTCAACAGTGGAGTAAGGCCATGGAGCCTCAGACGTGAGCGACGGACGGCAAACTGTGGCGGGCGCCTACGCCAAAATCGAGGGCCATGAGGAGCTGTGTGCCGAGCGGTACGCGGAGATTGGCCAGACATTAGGCGACCTGAAAGCCGACGCTCGCGACCAGCACAAGCTGCTTTGGTCAATCCTCCTGTCCGTGGCCGGGGCCATGGCTGCGACGCTTGGGACCATCGTCCTTAAAGCCGTCAAGCTGCTGGGGAGCTGACATGACCGACCAAACCCAACCCATCACCGTCAAAGCCACCGCAACCCCCGTGGTGATGAGCGAGAGCGGCAAGCTCATCGCCGTCGCCGGGTTCGCCGTCGTCGCTGACCGCTTCATGCACAGCGAGACTGCTATCATTGCGGTCATGGCGGCGTCTGGAGCCATCCTGACCCTTGTCTGGGGTCTGTGGCACCGCCTGCGCTCCTGGGGCGCCCTGCGCTATCTGGCGAGCCTTGTGGATGACGAGGTTGCCACGGTCGGGAAGCCCAAGTGATCGCCACCTATCGGCCAGACCCCCGCCCTCGGGTTCTGGTCAAGGCCAACGTCGGCAAGGCGGCTGGCGGCCTCGCTGCGGCCCTTGCCCTCGCAATCCCGGTTGTCGTCCAATGGGAAGGCGAGCGCCGGGTGGGTTACGAGGATGTGCTGGGCATCCCAACTTTTTGCTTCGGGGGCACTGGCCCCGAGGCCGTGGTGGGCAAGCGCTACACGGCGGCAGAATGTCAGAGCCAACTCGCTCAAGACATCATCTCCCACGCAAGGCCCCTCCAACGCTGCATCACGCGGGAAATCCCCCCGGAGGCGTTCGCGGCCTTTATCTCCCTCTCCTACAACATCGGGCCGGCTGGCGTCTGCAAGTCCTCCGTCGTGCGCTACGCCAACGCGGGCGATCTGGCCTCGGCGTGCGCCTCCATTTCCAAGTTCAACCGGGCAGGGGGCAGGGTCATCCGTGGCCTTGTGAACCGCCGCGCCGATGAGCGCCGACTTTGCGAGAGGGGCCTCTGATGGGCATGTTCGGCAAGTCTCGCGCGCCCAACATCTACGCCCAACCCACGGCCCAAGCCTACAAGCCGACCGTGCGGGACAACATGGCGCGAGCGGCCCTGAACCTGTTCGGCGACACCTACGGCAACCAGCAGCTTGCGCGAAATATCTTCGGGTCGTCGGGCCTCGGATACTCCCCTGCGAACCCGCTTGGAATGTCGGTGGCGGACCTGACGCCGTTGGGCATGTTCTTCGCCGCTGACGAGGCGGGGCGGCAGGCAGGGCAGGGCCATCCGTTCAAGGCGGCGGGCAATCTGGCGCTTCAGATGGTCCCCATTCCCGGTGCAGCAAAGGGCACCAAGGGGCTTCTCGGCAAGGCCGCTAAAGCCGTTGAGCATGACATCCCCAAGGTGTCACTTCCAACGCGGTCATCGCTTCGGACGCCGCTTGTCCCAACGGCGGATCAAATGGCTCGGTTTGGCCGGGTCGAGAGGGTTCCTCTGAGCAAAGTGGAGGCGCACGAACCTAACAGCGCGCGGCGGTGGGATCGGTTTAGCAAGGGTGATAGCCCCGGCCCCGTTGTGGATGGATACGGCGATCTCCCGCTGGCCGTCCGCCAAGAAAGCGGAGAATATATCCTCTACGATGGGCACCACCGAACGCAACGCGCTCTGTCGCAAGGTGCTGACGGGCTAGACATGCATGTCATTGATGCTCGGACCTATGATCCAGAAAACGCAGGCCTCGCGGCGCGCCCAACCAGCCCGCAAGAAATTTCGGACCTACTGCGAGAGTTGGGCCTGAAATAGCGTCACACCGTCTGGCGGGCTTCTCGGTTCACTCTGACGAGCCATTGAAGGGCGGTCATCACTTCAAGTCCAGCCGCAGCAGCACGCTCCGCAGTCTCGCGGCTGAACGTTTCAAAAACCCGGTCAGGGTGGATCACCACCCAGCTTCCACAGTGTCGCTCAAGCGCCGGAACTTTCATGTCTCCAGAATCTCACGGATCATCATGCAAGACAATTGCTGGCCCATGGTCGCCCCGATCCTCCAGCGCGCCTACCACGAAAAGCAACGGGCCTATGTGGCCTCTGTGGCGGGGCATTACGCAGGGCTAGTCCCTTGGCCCAAACGGCGAAGTTCCAGCGACGCCGTGGGGGTAGTCACCCCAAGGAGCCCCCATGTTCCCCATCCCCCGCCTATACCTAGCTGGAATAGGCCTAGCCCTCATTCTGGCGCTCGCTGGTGGCCTTTACCTCCGAGGCCGACACGATGCCGCCGAGAAGGCAAAGGCCGCTGTAGCAGCCTCCCAGCAAGCCCAGCGTCAGGCCGAGGTCACGACTGAGGCGCTAGACCAACATTCGACCCGCGTGGTTGTCATTCGTGAGAGAGCCGATGCCAGTGTCCGCATTGTCCAACAAGCTGCCGGGGCGGATACTCCGATCCCTGATCCTGTCCGCCGCGCTTGGCTCGACGGTCTCGGCGTGCGCGACAATCCCGCATCCGACACCCGCGATAGTCCCGCAGGCTCTCCGGGAACCCTGCCGCCGACCTGACCCGCAAGGCGTTGCCACGGTGGGCGACCTGGCGGCCTTCAGTCTGCGCCAAGATGCGGCTTTGAGCGTCTGTGACTCTGCCCGCTCAGCCCTTGTGTCTATCCTCGATGCGTCGGGGGTGAAGCCTAGGAAGCGTCTATGGCCTTGGTGAGCGCAAGGTCGATCAAGGCGTCAGAATCGCGGTGCGTCGTGACGCCCATGACGGCGGTGGCGGCTATCGCGTGGCAGACCGCCCACGGAACGCCGCGCGACCAAGCCTTCAGGCATATTTGCCACCGCTCCCAGCCGTCAACGGTTTCGCGGTCATAGCGCAACGCTTGCTCCTCCAGCATCGCGCGAGCCGCTTCTGCGTTTCGGATTTGTTGGATGCCGTCCATTTTAGCGCCTACTCGGCAAGTAGGGCACCGATCATGGCCCGCCAGCCTTTGACCGCGAACCACGTCCCTTGGTCGCGCTCGTCAAGGTCGCCAAACGTGATGGCGCCAAGTTCCGACAGGGCCGTGTGCATCTCCCGATCCGGCTC